AGCCTGTGACAACTCCTTAGCCTGTCTGATGTTTTCCTGGTCTCTGCCTGCATCAGATACAAAGATTCCGTACTCAGATTCCATGTGCGCAAGAGAGTCAAGGTCAATATATTGTGCAGTAGTATCAGGCATTACATACATTCCTTTCTTCCCAGATATCCAAGCTTCTTTAGAGTAGTCCAGCATTCCTTGCAGTTCTCGTTGTTCGAATCGTGAGAATTTACGGAACAAATCTTCAGTAATGTGTGAAGACTGCACTATAGCTTGTTGTGAAGAGCCTTTGCCTTCGTATGCACCAATAGTTCCTTGTCGTTGTCTATTGACCCCTGATATCTTTTCCCATTCCTGCATCGTAGTCTCAAGAAGCATAATATATTGTTGGATTGTCTTAATTGACATATCCAAAACAGATTGGTGCTGTGGAGATAATTGTATTCCTTCTTTATTGTAGTCAACCCAGGCAATACCAGTTCCTTCTACGTAGTACATAAATTTGTCCATGTCCCACTTCTTTGGGATCATGTTAATATCAAACTGTGCAATAATATCTTTTGATCGTGCGATCGAAAGCTCCATACGATACTTGAATATGTTGTAGTTAATCTGGAAGGGGATACCTAAACTAACTAGCGAGATATTATTTGAGTTGATGTCTGAGTATTTACACCCATTGATGGGGAGCTTGCATTCAGATGGGTTGTCTAGAGACGTACGCTGATTGGCTATTGGGCTAATCTTAACGTAGAACCTACCGTCAATTTTAGTTCCTTCCCATACTTCGTTTACCCACTCCCACTCAACTTTAGCTCCCATCTCTTTCATCTCTGCGGGCATGCGGAAAGATTCGTCTACTTCAAACTCCTCTACCATTCCGGTCTGCGGGTCTGGGTATGCTACAAACCCAATTCTTTTTCGAGACTTCCAGTATACGGTTACTACCTCTACTAGCCTGTTCCGAGATATATTGTCGTCTGACCCTGTAGCTTCTGACCTGTACAGCAGATATGTATCTACTGACTGGTGTTTTGGGTCTTCAAGTTCTAGGCACTGTTCCTCTGTAAGGAACTCCCCGTATTGATCGATTACTGTAGATGCGTGAGAGTATCGTCTAATTATTGCCCAATCTCCGTCCTCTACAAAGTCTACATCTGGGTCTTTGTCAAAGTCTACGTCAATTGGGTTAATTACGTCGTAGAATGGTTCAGAGCGGCGAACACCTTTGTGTGAATAAGCTTCCCCGGATACAAGGAAGTGGAAAAACTGCTTCTGGAACTTATCGTAGATTTCCTGCTCGTACATAATGTAGTTAATAGCAGCTTGTCCTTTGATGGCTCTATCATCTACGTATGTGCGCTCAAACTGCTCCATAACTTGTGGGGGCAGCATTGGTTGTTGTTCCTGTATCTGCTGAGTTTGCAGATCTTTAGGAGTTGCAATCTCTTTAAGAAACATAGCCTCCACTGTTTTAAGTAGCTGCTTTTTCTTAGCCTCTTCTTTGAGGCTTACAGAGTCTGCGTTTTTAACTGTGACAGTGTAGTTCAGGGGGCGCTTAGATTTTTCACCAAGCAACAAGTCAATAATGGGCTTGATGATTGGGTAGTTTCTAAGCTTTGACGGAAAGTTTTCTCTTGTCTTTCCGTATGGTTTAATTACATACCTGTAATCTGCTTCGTCTACTTCCCCATTGTAATAGTCGTATAGGGCTTTGAGATTGCTTCTTCGCTCACTCAACCCAAACTTAGATATATTAATAAAAGCGTCAACGCACTCCTCCCTCCATTTCTTTGTCTTCTTGCTTAATGGGAGACGTTGCTGCGGTATTTTTGCGGCTCCGTACATTCTTGTAAAAGTATAAAAATTATTTATAATTCCGGTCAAACCAATCGTCCTGCGCCATATCATTTATGGTTTCCACCACCTCTTTATTATATAGCTCTCGTGTGTGATACATCCCAATCATAAATGCCATAACTCGGTCAAAGTTACCTTTATGGTTAAATTTAATTAGTTCTTGTAGTAGTCCAACGTCGTAAATCTCGTGTAAGTTAAGCCTTATGTTCCCATCTTCGTCAGAACTTCGTGGAGAAATTAACCAGTCCTTTATGTAAAGCTCTCCTTGACGTTTTCGTTGCTCTGTCATGTGCATCCCGTATTGCCGGCGCACATTTCTAGATTGCAGCTCACGCTTATCTAGCATTTCAAATTCTTCTTGTAGTTTGTGTAGCTTGCGGTAGCGCTTAGCATACGCTATGAGCTCACCACGATCATTCTCAAACCCAATCTTTGCGTTGTAGTAATCTGCGAGTAAGAATAGATTACGGTTGTACTCGTCCTGTGTTTCTGGGCGCCCTACGTAGCTAGCTACAATTATATCGTCAGGCTTAGAAAGATTGTTGGGTCGTTTAATTACATATGCTGCCCCGAGCGACTGGTTGGTTGTGGATCTTCCTTGTGCATACGGGTCATGGCATATTATATAGAGATTATGAGGTGTGTTACCCTCCTTGGTTTTAAACGGGTTCTCATAAACAACTACACCCCCAGCTAAGTTATCGTCTTTTCTGTGTGGGAATTTAGTTATAGGTTTTACTCCTGGGTCTGGGCGAAACTCTACACCCTCTCCTTTGTGGTATAGTACTCCTGCAGTTCCTTCTTTTTCTAGGTTGTGTGCCTTGACTCTATTGTACTGTTCTTTTAGAGACGTTACATCGAAGATGTTGATTGTTGTTTGCAGTGTAGCTTCTTGCGGAGTAAACGGGTGCTCAGCTGTATATTGGTCTAGTGCCTTTGGATCGTTTGCCTTCTTCTTGTTTTCTCTAGCTGCCTCTTCAAACTCCTTAGCCTTGTCAATTAAAGAGTTCCCGTCCTCATCCATAAACCCATCTAGGTTTTGGTAGATTGGGACAAAGTACCCGCACTGTGTTCCTACAGCTCCTGCATCCCACTCATTATCAAAGGATAAGCAGTTGTATGCTTCTGGGTGATAGAACAATTCTTCTAGTGACTCAAAGCCGTGTCCCTCTTCACCCCCAGTACCAAAGGCAATCATGGTCCCAAGTGTCTTAGAGCCTTGCTTCATTGTAGGCATTGCAATCTCCCACGCAGTTAGTAGTCCTGAGAATGAGCCGGCCTCTTCAAAAAAGATAAGTTCCCCTGCCTTACCACGGACTTTGTGCGGATTGTCCTTAAGTGATACCCCGATAATCTGGGATTTCATTCCTAATGCTACATCAGTTCCGTTAACCCTCTTTTTATATCCGGATTGTTTGTGCATCTCTTTGTCGGTCAGTCGAGGCTGCGTCCATGCAGTGTTATCATCTATGAATGAGATAAAGTCCCACGTTTTGGATAGCAATCCGTCCCCCGTTAAGTATTCTTTCTGCTCTGCAAATACAAAGTTCTTGGAGTTACGCAAGTGGAAGTAGTTACGTGCTAGCATAGACCCCGCTTTGTAGGAGAATCCCTTACGTCTAGCTTTTAATACAGACATATGCTTGTTTTCTTTACGACATTGGTCTACTGCGTGGTAGTAGTTGTAGTCGCCGTCGTAGAATGCAGGAAATGTACGCTCTCTGCGAGCCTGGATCGTCCCATCTGGGAGTACTTCATCTACTGCGCGGTCAATTGGGCAATAGTTTAGGTAGAAGTAATGATATCCGGTAATTCTAATCTTATTAACCTCGAATCCGTACAAACACCTGTTTCGTTCTTTATCCCAGTGGTCGTAGTACTCCCTTGTCCCTTCTAATGCATCTGTATAGTACCCGTGTTTTAGGTAATGCGTAGCTGCTGGGGAAAATAAGTGCGTGTCCTTAAACATTACTGCGAATACTTGTTAGTCACTACCCCACCTCGGTTAGGGTTCTCCTTTTGTTGTTGTTTTTTGACCAGCTCCTCTAGATCATCCAACCCCTGCACAACTTTAGCCATGTTAGATAGATTAGATATTAGGTCTTTAGCATGGAATATGGGTTTCCCATTATCGTCCATCATAGAAAGATCTACGTCGTTAAAGTATTTCTCTAGCTTTGCTACAGATGCGCGCGCAGCTTTTAGAAGCTTTACAGCAGACGTCTCTGATAGCTCTGCATATACCTGTATAGCAGCTTCGATATTGGGAGAAGCACGTACCTTTAGGACTTCTTTTATTTGTTCCCACCTGCTTTCTTTATCGTATACACTGTATGGGGAACGATGGTCTATGAAAAAATATACCGCAGACAACTCATCTACCTTTAAAGCTTTGAACTCCGGGATAGTGAGTGCGTACGGGGAGGGGATTACCTTATTTCCACTAACTGTTATTAGGTCTTTCATTTAAATAGTTTAATCTTCCTTTTCTTACGTGGAACTTTCCAAGAAATGGGAGTCTTACGGACTCAAATTTTCCAGATCGTATCGTATCTGCCACATATTTAAACTGATAGTAAACTGCTTCTTCTACTTTATGGAGTGGGAGACTATATTCACTTGCTAGTTTTTGTATGGTTACTTTTTCCTTCATTTTTTTCCCATCTATTATCTGGGCACTCTGCTGTTGCCCATTTAGCCTTTTCTTCTACCACACAACCACAAAGCCCACACCTATAAGCATTCTTTAGATGTGGGCATTTGTTACATGTAAGTAATCTGTCTTTGTACTTGTTTTCTGTCACACTTGGGGCTCCTTGTCTTGCATACTCTACTAATTCTTTTTTAAAGTTGCTAAGCATTTTAAATACGGAAAGTTTCTTATTCATTGCTATAGAATATTTGAAGATTTATACTCTTCTGAGGCAGCAGTATGGGGGACAAAGCGTACCCGTTCTTGTTCTTTTTGATTGCTCCCTTGTCCTTAAGTTTTTTAACATAATTGTTAAGGGTGTTATGATCTTCCATGTTTAGGCTCTTTGCTACAGCTTTTTTGTTTTCTGTAGAGCATAGATTTACTGTATCTGAAAGATCAATAAATTTGGAGAGGACTAAGAGCTCTTTGTCTGTTAGCTCCAGTATTCCGTTAAATACTTGTAGGTATTTTAAGGTGGAGTCTACTTTTATTTTAAGAGTTTTCATTGATCTGCACTTTAGCTTTCCCATCAACAATTTTTATTGTCGATCGGAGTGATTGGGTGTTGAATTCATCTACATATGTTTGTATGTGTTCGCGTGTGCACAGGAAAGACAAAAACACCTCTATTTCTTTTGCAGCCATAGAGAGCTTTTGTTTCATCTGCACTGCGGCCTCTGACGAGTTTCTTAACTCATCGAAGTCCTTCAACGGGATTGTTACTGTCCCGTCCATTAGTTAGATTGCTTTAGGAATAACTCCTACGACCTGAAATTCATTGATGCAGGCAAACTCTCCTTCATCTAAATGTATAATAAGAGCTGCTGATTCTGGGTGCACAAGAACTGTGTCCCCCTCTTTAACCATTAAACACTCGGGTCCCGCAGCGTGTACTTTTACTACGTTAGTACTGATTGCTTTTTGTGCCGCCCCAAGTAGGTGAATGCCGGAGTCGGTTTTTTCTACTCTTGGGGACGGAAATATTACCCAGTCACGGGTTGGTTTGAATTTTAACTTTGCCATTATAGTTTGCTTTGCAGCAAATATATAAAGAAAAGTTATATAGTATCAAAATCTATGTAAGTAATTTCTACGCATTCCCCATTTTCTATTGCTTTAGCAATTGGGGGGTATATTCTTCTGTATGCCGTTACTGATGATCCCACAAAGCCGTCGGATTCTACATTTTCCGTTTGCGTGTTCCCCACGAGTAAACACCCACTAGTATCATCATCGTCATTACCGCAATGGATAAGAATATACTTAAAATTAGGAACATCTTGAAGCCAAAGAGTCCCTTTATGAATGTCAGCAAAGCGTTTACTGTATTTTTCATGAACTCCACCCCATGTACGAAGTTTGATTTCATATGTTCCAGCAGGGATGCGGGTTTCATGCATAACTTTTTGCTCTCTGTATTCATCTTCTAGCGTGTAGCACAAAAACTCTCTCTTTTCATCTGTGACGTTAAAAAGCACACCAAGTGTGCTGTCTTTTTCTGAGCTAATTCTAATTACTTCCAGTTCCATTGCTTCTGTATTTGTTTAGCAAATCTAATAATCCTGAAGCATTTTCGTATTCTATTGATATCTTTTTTTCCCTGTAGAATGGGTCAAGCTCCGCCCCAAAACATATTGTTCCGTAGTTCGCTATAAGAATTTGAAAATCTATAACGGTTGAATAGCCGTCACCGTTCAGATCGCCTTCCTCCCAAGAAATATCTCCCCAGTTAGCAAGGAACATTAGGAAGTCTGTTTGCCCTACGACCAAATCATTATTTAGGTCCCCCAAGCAGAAAGCTGGCTGGTCCGTAAGGCCGGGGCGTAGCACCGGGAGTGCGGCGTGTATCCGTTCTATTTGGCCGGGGGTAAAATTAGTCCTGCATGAATCCACGTAGTAATCCATGTGGTTATTGGGGGTGTAGCCGTAAGCTCCGGGCGGGCAAATAGGGTTTTCACAACTCCAGTTAAGTTTAGTTGGTGGGGTATCACAAACAAAGTCCCCTGTTTCTAAACAATCCCCAAGATCTTCTCCGCAGTACTCTACGTTCCTGAATACATGATGCAAGCTAACAAAGTGCCCCACTTCGTGTATTAACGTTTTGTTCTCGTTATAAACATCAGACTCTAGTTGAGGGCCTTCGTTCCCGAACACATCAGTCCTTACCCACACCCCATCTAAGTCTGTGTAGTTTGAGTATGCCGTCCAAG